ACCGTGGGCGAGCGGTGACCGATGACTTCTTGGTGGGTCCCACATTGAAGGAGAAAGATAAATGGGCTGGTTCCATGCAATTGGGCCTGAAATGAAATGGGCTTGGACCAGTAGATTCGGGACTGGGCCAATACAATAAGATAAGAAATGGGGTGGTAAATTAAAACAAAGGATTTATTCATTTCAAATGCATTACACACTCACACACACACATTCGTACGTACATCGTATTCATCTCCTATACGTATATCAACTAATGGAGCTTCTTCCATCATGAGTAAATCAATTGTCTCCACCATATCCTCTTGACGAAACTCTCCTATAACAGAATCCTTGTACATGATTTGCAACAGATTTTGTATATCTTCCTCTAGAGCGTTGAAGTCGAACGGAGGTATGATCCCATCATGGCCGTATGGGATCATGAAGGTCTTCTTCGCCAGGGCTGATGATTGTGTTGAGAACAATTCAATCTGTACTACTATTGAATTGTCTTCGTTGATTTTCACGTCGATGGTAAACTCCATCCCCCTCTTGTTATTATATTTGATTGTCATTCTCGTAATTGTGAAATATACATGAGTCTAGTCGTCTTAAATGGTGGCCATATATCCAGATATATGGACATAATTCATGTACGTGTTTCAATGAATATCATATGAATCGTAGTGGAGTTAAGATGTTTGATAGTGACAAAACTATCAATCATGTGTTCTATATGAAAAGAAAAAATAAACCTAATCATCTTGATGATTAGGATAAGAGAAAAAAAAATTGTTATTGAGGGTGATAGTCGTATTTGGAAGACAAAATTGAAAAGAATAGAATTAAAAAAATAAAACATGGAAGGAAAAGACAAACATGAGCACAAAGAGAAATCTCTTGGGAAATTTTGGGAGCGCAGCGAAAAAAAACATCCAAACAAGGAAACAACCGAAAACATGATCAGAGAAAACGGAAAAGACAAACGAAACTGATAGGTTCCTCTTGTAAAAATAAGAAAATCCGTACACAGTAATTAATCAGTAATTACTGCGCAGTAAATGTGAATAAAATTAAACAGCGGGTTAATTTGGAGACTCCAATAGGTAAATGCGTGCCCCGATTCCCAATCGAGACCCCAATACATTGGTGTCTTGGAAAGAGAAATAAATCCCGGATTCCAAAAATACCCTTAATTCTGTGTCTGGAAGGCGCGTGGTAATGCGCTGAAAAAGGTGACCTTCTCTCTCCAGAAACTCACCGGAACCGCCAAACTGGCTGATTCCGGCATCAATTTTCGACACGCGCGGCGGTGTGTACCCCTGGGAGGGTGGTACCACTACGCTACGCAGCAGCCTTAGCTACGCCGGAGCATAGCTCGCCCACGTTCTAATATT